ATTTAGCCGCTCCAAAAGTAAGAACCTTTGATATCTCTACTATCGCTTTGGGCGGCAATAGATTCATCCTAGGCTTCTCACTATCATACTTAATACCATCCATGCATTATCTTCCTGTGACATACCCGTATTCGCCAACGTCGCATTTAACAGTATTTACATACTCTCGCGCTATCTCTTCTTCTTGAAAAGTTCTTTCTGCGACTATTACGTTGTCACGAAGAGTTACAACTCTCCACCTGGGAATATCATCATCGTAATGCACTTGCCAAATTTCTACTTTCTCACTCATGCTACGCACTCGCAAATCAACTCAGACCCATACTGTCTGCACATCTTTGTTTGATTATCATAGCACTTGACATGCTCAGGGGTCATATAATCCCACCGGCTAGGTGTATATTCATTATGTCCTATCGTACACCCAGGAGCCAGTAAACAGATAATAGCAACAATAACTATTACTCCTCTCATCTTGTTATCCTCTCTTCATAGCTGGCTTCATCTTCATTCCACCAGTCTGGTTTGTTTCGATACTTCCAACTTGCAAACGTTGCTTTATCTTTGTGATAAAATCGTCGATACGCTTCTACTGCGTCTTCTCCTTTGAGCTCGTCTGGCATTGCTTGAGCAAAAGGAGTGAGGCCCCTTCTTGGTATTGATAAGGGCTCAGGTAGTTTGAGTATGACATCATGCACTGATTTATGGCTTTTTCCGTATCTGTATCCGTATTCGTCATTAAGAGCCACTGCGTAGCAATGTAGCCATTCATGATTATCCAAGCTAGTACGAGCCCAAATAGTACAGGGATGGTTATGCATTGTAGGAAGGTAAGGGAAGTCCCTTGGTTCATTTTTCTTTTTCTCTCTTAGTACTGCAAGTTGTTCTTTGGATACTTTCTCGGGAACGTAACCAAAGTACTTGTCAATCCACATATTTGTGCAAAGCATTTGAGCTGCTTCAAGAGGCATCTTAATGATGTGCTTGTCAACATGGTACTCTGCACAGCGATCTAAATCTTCATCTAATATAAAAATATTCATAGAGCATATTATACTCGGTTAAGGAAATAAAGTCAAGAAACATTTTCAAGTCTGGACATCAATCTTTCGGCTCGTTTTGTCACCTGATTATACCAACGTGAGTCACGACCCTCTTTTGCTGCCTCTACCCAATCTTCTTTTTTGAGTGCAGCATTCATCTTCTTAAATTTCGACAAGCGTGGACGACCCATATTGAACATCATATTTACAAGAATCTCCTGAACTTCATCAGGAAAGTCTTCAAAATACGACTCTCCATATAAAACATAGCACTCACGTATAGCTGTATCTGAGTCTTTTCGGAAACAGTCTACCACTCGTTCTTCTGATACAGGAGTTCCTTCTGGCTGCCCATACTCTTCATCGGATTCTAACACTAGATGTCCCACTCCAAAAGTCGGATAGCCAAGATGATCTTTATAGATTTCGTAAACTACACCTTCGTCGTACTTCAACTGCTCGTACAACCTTTCAAATTTCATAGCTTCCCCTTTGTTTTGCACAGTCCTCTGCGGCACTTGGAAGATCTTCTTCCATACCTGTAGCATCTGGCTCAGGATGTCTACCATCTACTTTATAAACTTTTTCGTCCTTTTCCCACTCATCCTCTGTGTCCCAATCATCAGCAAGACCCCACCAGTTACTACGCTGAAGTTCTTCGTAGTGTTCGCCATCATTGCCATTTTGTCCAATTATATCCATGCGTTTTTCGTCGTCATCTATTTCATACGCATGAGCTTGACAGGGTCCAATTTTTCTTTCTCTTTTTGCCACTTTTATCATTTCCCGTTCATGTCTATCAAAACACTGTGACACTCTACGCCACAGTGCTATTCTTTGTTTCTTTGTCATTTAGTTCTCGCGACTCCTTTCGCTTTTTCATAGGATCTCATTCCGCCCAGTCCTAACATTCCAAGTAGAACTGGCATCATTGTTTCTAATTCGATTAACGGTACTACTACTGGGCTTTCCAGCAATGCTAGTACAAAGTTTGTCATTGGCACTATAATAAAGTTGGATAACATACCCAGTCCACATATCCAGCCAATTGCAGGACGCCATCCTGCTACAAAAAGCGATTTATGTGCGGCTTCTTGTTTATTGACTTCTACTTGGGCCATCACCTCCGCGTGATGTTGTTTCTCTGCAAGTGTAGCAATTTCATGTGCTAACTTATTGGCTTGGTCTTTATCTTCGATAAACTCTGATACCAAACCTGATACTGGTCCAACTAATTCTTTTAAAAATCCAAGTGCCATATCGTTTCTCCGGCTCGATCAAGTTGGGCGGGGAATGACCCCGCCCAGTGCCTTTAAGCTGCAAAAGCTGCTGTAATAAGTACACTGAAGAATACTGCGTAACTCCACAATGCCTCACATAGATAGCCGTCACACTCCCGCAGGCGTGTTATGATCGTTTTCATTTTTTACTCTATTGTAACTACCTTCGGTTTATCTTCCTCTGGAATCACTTCGTCGAGGTCAATACAGAGTAGTCCCTTTTTCATGTAAGCCTTATTGAGATGAATATTAGTTCCCACGGTAAATGTTCGTGTAAACTCTTTTCCACTCAATCCCTTATGTATATATGACTCACCTTCGTTTTCCGCTTTTTGCTTACATACCCCTCGGACTGTTAGTACATCTTTTAACAGAGTTATTTCGATATTAGACTTATCCCAGCCTGGAACAGCTAACTCAACTCTGTAACCTCCGTCGGTCTTTACGATATTATAGCGAGGATACTCATTACCAAGATGATAAAGATTATTCTCAAAACGGTCAAATCCCAAAAAGAACTTTGGGAAATCTGCCATGTTCAATCTTGCTAGATTGTTCATATTTTTCTCCTTTGCACCCTTTCGGTATGCGCTGTGCCCCCTTTCGGAAGGCTTGGTTTTGTCAATATTGAGCATTTTAAGGCTGCTCAAGCCTGATCTTCAAACTCTATTACGCCAGTTTTTTCCAAGTAATTCAAGGCATTGACAATCCCTGCTTGGTGTCCTAGCTTCCAACTAGTCCAGCCGCATCCTGTGATGCAGAGAACTGCGATTATTATTTGAGCTTCTAACATAGTGTAATCCATACTTGCTCTATTCCTTAGAGTTACTTTTCTCACAATCATATATTATACACGCAATAACGTTTCATGTCAAGAACTATTTTTCAATACTTATAAAATAAAAATAATACTTGACATGAGAGGTCAATTCCTTTATAATTATACGATGAAAAATTATATCAAACAACCTTGGTCCCACGAAGAACGAAAACTATTGGCGGCTGAGTGGTATAATATAAAAAGAGATGAGGTAGAAAAACTCTTTCCGAATCGTACTTATAATGCTTGTGTAAAACAGGCTAAATATTTGAGAGATAGAGGATGGCGTTTCAAAAAACCTTCTTAGTAATTTCTGGTATGCTGCTTTCGGCGCAAGCTAATGCGGCTGACCGTTTTGAAGAACTCTACTGCTTATCAAAGAATATATACTTTGAAAGCAGAAATCAACCTACCCTTGGGCAAATAGCCGTAGGACAGGTTACTATGAACAGAGTCAACTCTCCCAAGTTTCCCAATACTGTTTGTGGTGTTGTAAAGCAGGGAGGAGAAAAAAGAAATCGGTGCCAATTTAGTTGGTACTGTGACGGTAAATCAGATGAACCAGAAAGCGATACTTCATGGGACGAAAGCGTATATTTATCACTTCTTATTTATAGTGAAGAACTACCTATAGACGTTACCGAAGGAGCTCTCTGGTATCACGCAACTTACGTTAGCCCATCCTGGGCAGAGCATTATGAAAAGACTGTTCGAATAAACGAACACATTTTCTATAGATAGGAGATAAAAATGTTTGAACCACAAGACCAAATGGAGCTTTTTGAAGATTATGATTATGAAGATGACTTCGCTTTCGATTATGAAAGTGATGCAGATGCATTAGCTTCGGCAGGCTTTGGTACTGATGAAGATTACAACCACTTTGATTCGTGGGATGATGAGGCAGGGTACCGATATTAAAATTTTAGTGAGAAATAACAATGTAGACAGTGCACTGAGAGTGCTGAAGCGTAAAACAAAAGATAAGCTTGTTGAACTAAAAGACAAAGCATATCATGAAAAACGAAGTGAAAAGCGTCATAGAATGCTTCAAGCAGCTAAGGTACGAGAACATAAGAGGCAAAGGAAAAATGAAATTAAATCCACACGCGGACGTTAGTAACTTTGAACTTGTAGGGGATTTTATGGAAGCTTTTGGCCAAAAGGTTGAATTAGAGCCTACCTGGCCTGATTTCAATACGCGAGAGCTTCGACTAGATTTAATACAAGAAGAACTTGATGAGCTTGCACAAGCTATGGAAGATAGAGATATGGTACAGATTGCAGATGCACTTACTGACCTTCTCTATGTTGTATATGGAGCTGGTCATGCTTTTGGTATTGATCTGGACGAATGTTTTCAAGAAGTTCACTCAAGCAATATGTCTAAGTTAGGCCCAAACGGAAAACCAATCCATCGAGAAGATGGAAAAGTAATGAAAGGTCCAGGCTATTATGAACCAGACCTAGAAAGTATACTAGGAGCATTATGATAGACTATACTGCAATCTTTGCGTTTACAGTATTTAGTATATTTACTGTACTCGCAATCTTTTACTTTCCTGCAGCATTTATTGAAAAGAGATGGCCCTTTCGGGACAAAAACAAAAAGAAGATAAACTCAGGAGGTAAGTTTGGTTGAGGAGGAACCAATGCATAGATATCAACATAAATTTACAAACGCATTCTATATTCTTCCAACTCTCTTTGTAGAGTGGATGGATAAGGATGGAAAAAGAGAATACACTTTAGGCATTGAATGGCTAAGGTGGGGCATTTATTTGGAAACAGAATGAAGAATAAACTGATGTGGTTTTATTATAGCTGGGATACTATAATGAACCTAAAATACAATCCCATTGGCTACATTCGTAACACTAGCTTACAAATGTACTTTATGTTAGTACTGTCCATACTTTGGACTTGTACTTTCTGTGGTCTGATTGCAGGCTGGATGAATGTAATTCCATTGATATATGGACACATCGCTTTTATATTTTCTGTATTCTTTACTTACGGTATCTTTGAGGATGCTGCAGAGGATGGCAGAGAGTGGTTCCTTAAGTGGGACAGGGAGTATACACTTTCAAAAGCGTTCAAAGGAAAAGATAGAACTAAGAACGCTTGCAAGTGGGACTTAGAGATCGAAGCATGATAGATTTTAAAACTTGGTGGAACTTTCGAGATGGAAAGGCTATCACAATTACACTTGGCGTAATAGTTGTTGGTTTAACACTTGCTGTAGTTTCTTGTGAGCCGAGAGAGGAAGATCCAAACGTCTGTAGAAACTTATGTATTATAGATAAGAATGGTATACCAAGGTATCAAGAATGGTTTGATGAACATCCGGAGGATAGGCCAGAGTAAGAAAGGGGCTTAGAGCCCCTTTTTACTTACCATTGATTATGTCTACGATCTTGCTGTTGCTTTTTATGTTCTTCGGTGTACTGCTTTGGTTGCTGTTGTTGTGGCTGTGCCATACTATTCTCCAAACTTAGTTGTAGGTAGATCTTCCACATTAAGCACTGGCTTCTCAAAAGCTTTTGCCATGTAAGATAGATCTTTTATCAACTCTTTTTTACTTTCTCCAAAAGGAGCTATGCCCTCTGCAGAATATCCTATGATGCCCGTCTCATCCGAGAAAACTTCGTGAATTCGATACTCACGAGCACCTTCATCGGCACCAAAATCCCATGACGGGTGTGAGATTACACGGTAGTTCCATGTCATTTTTCAACTCTCCTATTCAAAAATAAAACTTTTTTACATTACGTGCATCTTGCACAGTTCGTTAACCC